ACATTTTGTCGGGTACAGTGGTCTTCCCGCCGCGATCGGAGTAAGTCGCCCCGGGGCCAAACCTTCCCTGAACTAAATCAGGAGGCGCGGCCCCAAGCCAGCTACGGATGATTTTTCGAATATCGCGAATAAATCGCTCAATCCTCGGTACCCTTGGAGCATCTTCTAAAAAGAAGATCCTGTTTTCAGGTAAGTACCGATCAAGTCGTAGGTTTGTTCTGGCACAGTCGCGTTCACCCTGCCACCACTTCTCGATTGCTCGAGAGCGACGCTGGTCATCGCCTGGAAGCTGTTGAAGCTTCTTTAGCAATGACACAGCCGCCGCATCGCGGAGGTAGGATAAAGCATCTGTGTACTGACTCGGTTTGACACTCAACTTCGCCAAACCATCCCACTCCCCATAGCGCAACATTACTGATGCGCTCAGAGCAATAGGAGTTCCGAGGCCCTCATAGAATAGAAGGGCCTGACGCGTCACATCACAAGGCAGCGTCTGCTCGAACATGATGGTTACGCCTTAGTTAGGGGCGTAACCGGCCGAGGCCGCCTGCTTGACCAACGTTTGCGCTAACAGGTTACAAGCCTGGTAGATCGCTTGGTTGATGTTAGTAGCAGGCAAAGCCTGTGGCACTGTCATGATGCCGTCGATCACAACGCGATCACTCGCGCTGTACTTGGTGGTAGTGCTGTCTTGCAACGCATAAGGCGAAACGAAGTTAAACTTCGTCTGCCGCGCTGTCTTGGAGCCGTTCCACAAAGTCCACAACTTGAAAACGTTGCGGAGACCGACCGGCAGAGCAGCCGGCGCGCCAGTGTCCTGACGCCACACGGCGGGGGATCCGTCACCCCCAGAAGCAGAGACCGCATCATAAACGATGTCAGTCGTGCCGTCAAACATTTTGACGGTCATAGACGCCATAGTAGGCATTTTTGTTCCTTAAAGGAGATTTAACGCAAGGATTTCAAACCATTAACAAGTAATGCGCAGGCCGTGAAGCCGCGCTGCCACGAGGGCAGTTTGAAAGGTCGTAAACCGAGACTTGGTAGCGTGAGACCCAAGCTTCGCGACTGACCGCCGCACTCAAATTTCGAGGGCGGCATGTAGAAGGGCGGGTTATCCCATGTTTCCATGGTGGTACCTTTCCAACTAACTGTGGTTAACGGATTTTTGGTAGTCAATCCCCAAAAATCGGTGGCCTGTCCAATAAAGGACTCCACATTGACGAACCAATCTATCACGAATGATAGAGGTATCGTCTGCCACAGGACCTGTGCCGGGTTCAAAACACCCATAGCATTGGCGAGATACAGATTGGGGTTGCTGATCGCAACCTCAACCATCATCTGGACACGTATCTCATAGTCCCAAAAAGTCTGTGACTGATAGAGTCCGGGATCCGCCGATTTCCACTTTCGTGTAGATCGGCTCCGGGCCCGACAGAACACATTCTTGATAGGCTTCTGAAGAAACTGCGTCGCCTCGTAGATGTCCTTTACGACGGGCTCTATACCAAGGTGGTACTCCAACCAGTTGTTCGCGCTCTGTTTTACCGGGTGCCTGACCTTAGGGTCAGGCGTCCGCAGAACGCGTCCAGCCGATACGAAGTCACCATGCTTAATAGCTCGGGTAAAGCGAACTAACTGCAAGAGTCGTTTCTCAATCGTCTTCACAGACATAGAGAAGTCGACTAGATTCTCGCCCATTGACGCTCTACTGGAAATTTGGTCCTTAAGCTTCTCGTAACACGCTATCGACGCCTGATTGTATTCGGACATTCCGAGTATACTCGCAAGCGACGGGATAGCGGACGAGGGCCTAGAACTGCTTGGCCCAAAGAGACGTCGACCGTACAGAGTACTATATGGAAGCGGACGATCGATAGGCCTTTTCTGCGCATATCGCTGTTGCCTCCTGTACTTGTCGATCGTGTCGTAACCACCACTGGTATACGGCCCTGTTATCGGTAGTACCATGACTTGGTACCTCCTACTAAGAATAGACGCGATCCTTCACAGGATCAATCACTTTTAGGTCTAAAGTGGTGTCTAATTCGAAGTGTTGTCACGCACGCGCTACCTAACTGCGCGTAAACGTCAAAAGTATGACACGTAACAACTGACATCTCACGATGTCAATCAGAAACCCCCCAGCCTATCGACCTCTCCACGAAGAGACGATCATTTCCCAGACGGCTTTGCGGACGACTTTACAGTCAAACGCAGAGCAGTCAAAGTTGTGATCAACGCTGCAGCCTTCGCAGGCAGCAACGTCACTAGCGGCGAAATCACTTCCCAAAGCGTCTTCAAAGAAGACGGTTCTTCGATCGGCGCGACGCGAGTCGGCGATCTTTTGACGAGGGAGCGCCTTTTGGGCGACACCTTCGGTTTTGAAGGGGATTTGATCTTTGCCATACATAGTGCCTCCAAGTGAAGAGAAAGAAGACCTGGG